CCCCTGTTTCATATGGAATTTTTACTTGCACAGTTTCAAATGGTTTGGCAAATCTAGTTTTCATTATTTTGCAGGCTGATCTTATGCCTTTTACGTCTGTGGTTTTATTGCCTTCTTCATCTTCTTTAAGTTTTAATTTCTTCATAGCTACCACTACCGAACTGGCATACACAAAACCTTGACCTCCTGATATTTTATCATCTGGATCGAACATGTCCTGACTGGCATATGTGTGATTAGTTGCTACCAAACCCACGTTCCAAGAACCAAAAGTATTCACGCAGTTTCTAACCAATGCTGTGAGTGATTTTGCTTTTCTGCCAAGATCACCTTTCATATCTCCTGACTCAAATTGATTCACATCAGTTGGAGTGAGTAGCATGCCTAAACTGTCTATCACAAATAAAATTTTAGGCGCAGCTGCCTTGTTTGCAGCATGTTCTGTTTTGTAGTCCTTCATAAATGTGGAAATTGTTTTGGCTACATCATCCACCATGCTCATACTTAATTTCATTAATTTATCTTCAGACGTGTTCACGCCTAATGCTTCCAACCAGTTTTGGTCCAATGCATTCTCTGTGTCCACTAACACCACAAATATTCCTTGGGCTTGTGCATTTTTTACTATGTTGCCTGATGCAATATATGATTTACCTGAACCAGGTTCTCCTGCAAATACAGTGACTTTGCCTAGAGGAATACCTCTCTTGAAATCACCTGACATTAGATAGTTTAGTGCAAAGTTGCCTGTGGATACCCAATCAGTTGGATCATTAAACCCCATTCCTAATCCATCTATTGATTTGGTTAATGTTTTTCTAAATTTTGATACGTCGAAAGCCTTATTAGCCATATTAATTCCTTTTGTTAAGTGGAGAGTTGCTCAACCCTCCACTGTAATATATTATCTATTTTTTCGCTTGTCTAGATCTGATCATTGCCAGAATGTCATCTGCTCTGCTCTTGCTTTCGCTTTTGGCAGTGTCAGTTTGTGTTTCTACTTTGCCAGCAGTAACTTTGACTGACGCAGGTGTTTCTGCTTCAACTTGTGTGTTGACAACAGGATCGCCTGTTTTTGCAGACAGTCCTGCAGGTCGATAGTATTGACCAAATTTTTCTTGATCAAATGCTTCTCCATCCACAGATGCCTCAAACATTTCTTTGATTACTTTCAGTTCTACTTCTGATGGTTTTTTAGGTAGATAGTCACCCATGTTGAACAAACCATGTGTTTCCACTGCTTTGTTCTCCTCTTCAGTCAAAGGTCTAGTTTTTCTACTCCATGCGGATGTAGAATAATCTGCATAACCACCTTTACTTGTTTTGATTATTTTAAAATCAACTCCATTCAGTTTGTCTGTAGGAAGATCTTCCATTTCTGGATCCAACAATGCAGTTTTTATAATACCAAATATTTGTGGTCCAATTATAAATCTTCTAATTGGATTTTCTGGTTTATTTTCTTCATTGAGTGGATCTTCTTTTAAGAAACCTTGAAATATGTAAGATCTTTTCTTCCAATATTTGCGTCCCATGTCTTCTAGATTTGGATCCTTGAACCACCCTCTGACTTCTGCTAATATAGGACATGATTCACCATACATTTCCATGCAAGGGATTTGCACTTGTACTGGTTTTGAATCTGTGTCACCTTTGATTCCTGCGAAAGGAAGTTTTATCATCAAACGTTCTTTCCAGAAAAAAGTGTTGTTGGGATCTCTGTCTGGTAGAAAACGAACTACTGATTGTTCACCTTCTTTTAGATTCCAGAATGGATAGATGGCGTTGTCGCCACTGTTTGTTTTAGAATTGCCTCCAGAACGTACTTCTTGTTCTTTCAGCTTGTTGCGGATTTCCGCTAGTGTTGCTGCCATAGTTGGGCCTCCTTATTGCCTGTTTGTTTAGTTTGTGCCTTATGTAATTAATACAGCACATATGTTTACATACTATATTAATATGAGTATTTAGTCAAGAACAATAATGTAGATACTTAATTTTTGGCTGATATGCCTGCCATTTTTTTAATTCGCTCTATGTCTCTATCTTCGCCTGACTGCAATGTGCGTATGGTCTCTTGAGCAATTTTGGTTGCTTGCTCGCCAAATCTTTTTTGCACTGCTGTGATTACTGCTGTTTCACCTTTAGGAAATTGGTTTGAAGTGTAGTCATAGAAACTCTTGACAAATTCACTCACCTGATCAAGTTTGTTATGTGGCTGTGTTGGTTCCTTGTCCTCAGACTTGATACCTTGTTTGGCCAGCATGTCATTGTATCGCTTTGATATAATGGAATACTCCTGTGCTGTCAATTGATGCACTTCCATGTTGTAATTCTTTTTCAGCCAATCTCGAAATTTATACTCATCATCAATCTGGCCTTCATTTTCATTCTTCTCTGATTCAACTCCGGCTGCTGCCATAAATCTAGTGATGTCAAATCTTGGATTGCTTTTAGCAAACACATCGGCTAATAGTTTTGCAGTGTCAGCTCGTTTAATTGGATTTTCAATCTGTTTTACAGTGTCAGCAAACATTTGAAAATGTTGTCTTGTCATCATTTCACTAAAGTTTGATTCTTGTCCGGCCATTGCTTTCATTTTTAATCTGTTTTGATCCTCATCATGACTCTCCTGTGCAGCTCTTAATGCTTCTGCGTGTTCTTCTCCACCTGGCTGTACTTGTTCTGTTGCCTCTTTATTGTCCAGTTTGTGATTAGGATGATATTCGTGATCCAATACCATTTGCAAAGATTTTGGATCTACTTTGCCATTTGGTTGCACTGTGAAATATAACTTGCCTGGTGCTGTGTTACCATCATCACCATAAACTTCGAAATCAATATCTCCATCACTTAGGCCTGCCATATCCATGGCATCTTTTAGTGTGTATTCTTTGTCACCTACTTTGAATTTATCTCCAGACTTCATGCCTGCTGCTTTGGCTTTTCTCACGGCTTGTGCAAACTGATTTCCTTCCTTAGGCATCTTCATATCTCCTAATTTAAGTTTATTTAGCATGTCTGGTCGCTTACTTTGAATGTAGGTATATATAAGAGGGCGCAAACAAGCACTGCTGTCTTGTTTGCCTATTTCTCTTATTTGGTCATTTAAATTTTCATCATCAATAATTCCTGCAATACTTTCTAAGCCATTTATACCATTGACTCCTGCTGGAAAATGTTTGCTCATCAATTGATTTAATTTTTCCAATGCTTGTGACTGTTCTTCTTTATCGCTGGAAAATAATGCATTTTCTTTGTCTTCTATAATGCTGTCCAAATGGTCTTCTAGTTCTTTAATGGGATCTAACGATTCTACATCTGTTACCTGTGCTAGTGTATTGTCATCCACTATGTTAATATTGCCGATTGTGTCTGGAGTTTCTTCTTTAATTTTTTTTGCAGTAACAATTTTATATATGTATGGAAATACGTCTTTGAGTTCTTCATTGAAAGATTTTATAGTGAGTTCATCAATCCAATTATTTTTTATATCTTCTGGCACATCTACATCTTCAGCTTTTGTAAATTTGTCTTTACTTAATTTATAAAAACTTTCTTTTTGCAGATGTAAAATTTCATCTTTAATTTCCTCTATTCTAGAATTTATGCTTTCAGCATATTCTTTCAATGTTTCTGCCATCACAGCAGAACGATTCATATAATTTTTAAATTTCTTAAGTTTGGATAATTCTTCACTCAATCCAATTATGTATTTTCCAAAGTCATCATATGGTTTGCCATTTTCGCTGATGTGTCTTGCCATTGCTCTAGCCCCGTTAATGTGCTTGTACGGATATTTGAATCTTTCACCGTCACGTGTTTCTACAAATATGCTTTCTATTTTGTGCAATCTTGATATATTTTCTTCTGTATCAATAGGTTCAAAATGTTTTATTATCAACTTGCTGTTGCCAACATTTTGATAACTGGTTTTGCTGGTTCCTTTGAATGATTCACTCATGGTGTTTGTTGATGTACGGTTTCCGAGAAATTCATAATCTCTCTTTTCAAGATTGTTTTTTGTGATATCTCTTGTGTCAAAATTTAAGAGTCTGCTTTTTGCAAATTGTCTCAACTCTTTTAAAAAGTTGAACCAATTGTTTTGCGCATATTTGTCCTCGGTCTTAGAAATTTCTGAAGGATGTATCACTACTATGCCGTCTTTTTCGTTCACAGTAATACTGATTCTCCCCAAACTCTTACCGCCCAGTTTGTAATCAAAGTCAAAGAAGCGGGCTTGATCAGGATCATTGGTCACTTGAGCGTTTTCATTGCCGATTTGCACGTTGGGGAAACGGCCTCTTATCTTGGCAAACAACTCTTTGGATATGTCTTTTAGTTCCATAGTATTATTTAGTTGTTTGTGGTGCTCACAAACACTGGCATAGGCAGTATGCGCTCTGCAGCATCTTCATCATTTTCAGTCTGCAAAAATGAGTTGTATATTTTTGGATCCCAATCTTTTAAGATGTTCGTGATTCTTAAAGCCAGCAGAGCAGCCATAATAAGATCGTCACTTTCACCTGCTTTGGCTTTGAAACTAGAACCAGCTGCAACAAAACTTTTGAGTTCACTTATTAGTGCCTTGCTGTTGATTGTGATTTTGTTGTTTTCAATCATAGCTTTCAATCTGCTGCAAGCACTAATTTTTGTTCTATGTGTTGTGTTGAAACCTTTTCTAAATTTTCTAATGTGTCCTTTACGTATGGGTTCACTAACAAACAGTCCAGGTATATTTTCTTCTCCATAATCGTTAATTACCAGCAGTGCTGATTCACCAATGGTGTTATTTTCCACGCTCCAATAAATGTTATTGCCTGACACACTGCGAGATTCTTCTTTGATGAATACACAAATATCTTTTAAAATCTTAATTTGTTGTGGTATAGGAGTTTGATTGTGACGCCATTCTGCCACTTGTTTGAATGAAGGCAGTTCAAACACTTGAATAGCTGCGAAATCTCCGCCAGTGCCCATTGAAGGATCCAATGCTACCACATATGTGGCTTGAGCATTAATTTTTTCATACCACCTAGTTTGTCCCATTGTGATCAAAGGATTTTTTCCTTGCAAATTAGCTAGCACTATGCTGTTAATTAATGTTTCGTCATACACTAAAAATTCACAACCATATTCTCTTCTAAATCTTTCTTCTCCTATTCTTCCCAACTCACTTTCTTTCCATTTTTCATCACGTTCAGGATGTTCATTCCAATTGGCAGTGTATCCAAAAAATCCATTAATACCCAGCTCTGTCTCATTACCATTTTCGTCAAATTTATTTTGTGATTCTTTCCATATCACAGCAAATTCATCCTCATCACTGTTGGGAGTGCTGGTAATTATTGCTCTACCTCCTGTGGCCAGTGTGGGGGATATGGAGGTCCAAAATTCTCTAGCAATGGTAGGATTCACAAAAGCAAACTCATCGCAGTACAACAATGAAATAGACATACCCCTGCCGGTGTTGGAAGTTGTGGTGGCAGATACTATTCTTGATCCATTTTCAAACTCCATTGATCCTTTATTGTAATTGACCACGCCTGCTCTAATGTGATCTGGACATAGTTCATATCCATAACGAATACGCTGCATGATCTCCTGAGCTCCTGTGTACTTGTGAGCTGCTATCAATATGGTTTGATCAGCATGAAACATTGCGTACCATAGTAGATAAGAGGAAGCACAAGTGGTTTTCCCGCTTTGTCTTGGCAACATGTTCACATTGAATCTATGCTTGTGATAGATGTCCAACAATTTAGTTTGATAGGTGTAAGGATCAAAAAGCAGTTTGCCACGCACAGGATGTTGAATGTTAAAGAAACTCTTGGCAAAGTAAAGATATCCCAGCACAGGATCTGCGCATGCTGCTAGATCTTGCAGTTGTTTTTCTGTGTATTTTTCCCGCTGGTGTGCTTTTTTGGTGAGAACACCATCTAAACTTTTAATAGACATAATAGTACTTATCTAGGGTTTGTATGTGCTGTTTGTTTTGTTAAGAATGAATGATATGTAATTGCGTACAAAATCAAAGTTTTTGGTTAACATGTTGAATATGCTGAATCCACTGTAGTCCATGGCTATTTGATAACTGCTTTTGCCTATTTCACTGTAGTACTTGACACTAAATCCTTTGTGATTATTGTATTCAGGAAATACTCCAGTCATGAACAGACAGATATCTCCTAATTTTTTTGCATTTGATTTATCAGTATTGTTGAGCTCAAGGTATGATTGTGCAAAAGTTTTTTTTGGAAGAAAATCTTTTTTATCTAAGAAATGCGCCAACAACATTACAGTGTAGACCTCTAATGGATCTGGCAAACTAAATCCAAACTTGGATTTTTTTTCTTGTAATAGATTGAAAAAAGCATTCACGTATTGGTCTTGCATAAAAATATTTATTGCAAGATGTAGGATTTAAATGTGTAGATTAAATGGTAACGTCGTCAATTGACATATCCATGTCTTTTTCTTTTTGTATTCTATTAAAGATATCCATGTGTTTGCCCTGATATTTTTTTGAAAACTCTTCTTTTGACATTTCAGCTGCGTCTGATTCAATATCCATCACCATGCCTTTTACTTGACCTTCTTTAAAAGCTGCATAATCTGCTATCAATTGAGCTTTGATTTTTTCTGCTAAACTTACTTCCTGTTCCACAGCCATCGGATTATCACCAGGATGACTTCTTGCATACATTTTTTTCTTTTTGTGTAAATCATCACCTGTGGGGTCCACAGTGTCTGGAATACTTGCATATTTAGGATCTGGGGTAGTGCTTGCCTTGTATCTGGAATCTTCATCTACTGTGACTCCAGCTTTGGAAATTATATCTATAATTTTTTCTTTAGGAGTCATAGTCTTGATTGCTATGGATGAAAAATCTTCTTCGCTAGGATTTACTTCTGCTTGAATGCCTGCCTTTTGCAATATGTTTTTAATTTCCATTGCATCTTTATCACTAACTCCTTTTTCCATCTCGAAGTCTCCATCCAGTTTTACATCAAAAGTAAAAGGTTCTGACTGACCTTGATACCCAGATGCTTCTGCTGGTGCTGTTGCTATTGGTTTGAATTCAGGTGAGCTTACTCCAGCGTTTTTAAATATTCTCATCACTTGAGATAATTCTTGTTCATTGTTACCATACATGGCAATATTAATTGCCATAGATTCATTAATATTAATTTTTTTAATTTCATTTGTTAGTTCTTTTCTACTTTGAACTTTATCAATTTTTTGAATTATATCTCTGATATCCATAATGTTACAAACCTCCTGTTGTGATAGCCACAGGCTTTTCATTTTTTACTTTTGTCAAGGGTGAAGGAGTCGCTTTCTCTTCTCTGTCTTGCAATTGTTTTTCATTTTTATTTTTTGGATCTTCTTTGGCTTTTGTAAATTCTTTTCTGTCTTTTTCCATTTGTTTCAGTATCTCTACCACTCTTTTCTGTGCCACTAAATTTTGTGCTTTTGGATCTGCTTGCTCAAGATCACTGGTTAGTTTTACCACATACGGTTCTGCTTTTTTATCAGTTGGATAATCTCCATCTTGGGTGGCAGTGCGCACCAGTGTGTGACTGATAGGCGTTTTGGACACCAATGAAACATACTGTTCTAAAATATCTGGTGTGGTAGGATAGCACAACTCTGCGTCAAAATATGTGACTTCAACATTTGACAGTTTGGGAAAATCTAATGGTCTTTCAGTGATAGGGGTTTTCTTACCCTTGCTAAGACTCACGCATTCATATTTGTCTAAAGCTGTCTTTAGCAGTACATTAATGTTTTCAGGCAATACACCCGCCAAACCAATCTTAAATTTGTAGGTTTTTTTGGTCTGCTCTAATATTGTTCTAAATTCTGAAGCCATATGCTTTATTTATCCATATTTTTAAGTTTCTGCAGCAGGCTGTTGCGATCCGCCACCACATAGCCCTCCCCTTGCACTGTGTTATCGTCAATTCCACCATCTCTGTCCAGCTTTTGCTTGCGTATCTGCATATCTATCATTTTGAGTTTTTTGTCCATTTTAGCCACTTTTGCATCCAAAGATGTGCGCAGCATATTTCCAGCTACTTCAAAAACTCTACCGCTGTATCTGCTCTCCACATTCATTCCCAAATCCATTAGAAAATCATAAGCAGTCATTGCTTTTTTGGCCACGTCATCTAACTCTTCATCTGCCATTTTGCCAAGATCATTCACGAAAGGCAATGCTGCACTGATCTTATCCAACTCTGATATATCTCTCAGTGTTTCTTGTTGAGTTTGCAAGGCCTTGTTCTTCTCTTCTACTTTATTCTTTTCCTGCTCCACTATCTCTTTGCTTTCAGGTAGATTCAAAAGTTCTTCTAATTTTTTGGTCATATAAAATATTTATCGGCGTTTGTTTCCTTGGTGAAAGATATCGGTTTCATTCACTATGCGGAATCTAATACCCTTTTGTCTACACCAAACTGTGGCTGCCTCCCATTTGGCTTGATTTAAAATGTAACTGGCTTGATTGGCGCGATTGCGTCCTACCTTTTCTTTCAAAGATTGATTTTGTGGTTTGATTTCTACTATCTCTGCGTGTTGTTGTCCTGATTTGTCCACATAATTTATAAAAAAGTCTGGTACATATATTGTGTATTTTCCAGTGAGTGGATTTCTATATGGAATCCTGCAAGGCTCACTGGCCCATTTGGCTATGGCCGGACTTTCATCACAAAATTTCATAAAAGCAAATTCCCAGCTGGATCTATAGAGAGGATCCTTTACACTGATATATTTGGCAGGATTCTTTAGGCTGTATCTACCTTGAGCAAAACGCCTAGGCAT